ACCAGAAGATTCTTCATAAATATACAAAGCGTAGTTCACATTTGATGATTTAACATTAGTTGAATCTCTAAATATCTTCCAGCCCATTCCAGTATCAGCACTTGCGTGTCGAATTCTAAATTGTTGTGAGACAACTATAAATATTTTACTTGAAGAAAACTTTGGTGTTATTTGACAGGTTAGTCCAGAGTCCGTATAAGTAGTGGTATCAACTGTTGTTATAGTAGAAGTTGTATTAGTTACCAGTTGGATAACAGAACCGGGAATATTTACATTCCCACTACTATCTATAGTCAAGGCACTTGTGCCACCAGAATGTTTTATTGCATCTACATGAAGTTCACTTGCCATTACTGTGCTATCTCCATGAGAGTTAAACTAGCACTCGAACCACCACCACCATCCCCATAAGCGATAGAAAGACCAGAGCTAGAACCAGAACTTCTCGCAGCCTGTAACTTGTAAGTTAAAGTTGTACCCGCGCTTGCATTAGGTGTATCTAATATAAAAAGCTGATATGATGCCATAGTAGATTGAGGAGCATAAGCTCCGTATTGGTCACCATCAATTTGAGTGCTGTCTCTTAAAAATTTTGTTTTTACTCGCACATTATCTGTACCATCATATGCAACGACAGATAGTGTTACATAAATTTGACTGTTTGCAAGTTTAGTTGTTATTGTTTTTGAAATAACGTCAACAAATGATGAACTACTCAGTTGGACATTTGCTGATGAAGTTCCGGGTAAATTGTCTGGAGCAGAACCGAGTTTGCCAGCTCGTATAAATTGTACAGCTTGCACAATAGAACCACTAGGCATCTCGACAGTACTTGATGTAGTCTTCCCCTCAATCTTATCTACTAATAATCTACTGGTCATACTATTGTATACACTCCGTTAACTGTGATTGTAGCATTTGTAACTGTTATAGGTCCTGCTGACAATCCGTTTGTACCACTGGGTATTGTTATATCTGCCGTGATACTGTTACCGTTGGTTCGTAT